ACCTGCTTTAGACACCGCATATGGGTTATAAGACGATTCTTGTTTTGCTTGACGAACAAACAAATCAGCATAGTTTCCTAAACCTTGTTTTTCGGCTTCCGAACGAATCTGTGTTTCAATGTCGGCAGGATTATAAGACAAATCTAAATCTGGACGACTTCCCGGAGCTACGGCAGGTGTTGCTGGTGTCGTAGTTCCAGCAGGAGCAGCTTCTGTGTCTGGAATAGATAAATCTAAATCTGGTCGTTGTGTTGGAGTAGCACCTTTAGTTTGAGGGCTTACACCGACTTCGTTTTCTTGAATGTTTACTCTAGTGCCAGTAGATAAAGTAGTTGATAATGCAGGAGATGTGGCACTTTGTACTTTCGTTAGTTTTTCTAAGTTTTTAGTAGCGTTAGGGCTAAGTGATGAGCTTTTTAAGAAATCTTTGCCTTCTGGAGTTAACAATAATTTAAAGACTTGGTCATCATTTAACTCGCCTTTAAAATAATTGAAAAGTCTTGCAGTAACACCGCCTACTTTTCCTCCTGTATAGCTTCCTCCTGTTGAAGCAAAAGCTGCTTCAGAGGCAACAGCAGGATTAATTTGACCTGAAGGCAAGACACCGCCTGATTTCATAGAATAATTAAAGAAGCGTTGAGCGTCTGCCATGCGTTCACCAAACTCTTTAGAGTTGCTGCCTAAAGCAAACGCAAGGGTTTCCTGCTCGTTCTTTGGTAAAGAATTATATCTTCCTACTAACTTTTGAAGGTCTACGCCACTTGTATTATCTGGAAGCGTGTTTCTCGATGTAGATACGAAGTCCTCATATATGTTCTTTTGAACCCGTGCTAAAGCGTCTGGATTTTCTACCTCAAGAATTGCTCGTGTTTGTTGTAATTCTTTAGCATTTAGTCCTTTAAATGCTTTTACTAAATCTTCGTCAGCAAATTCATATATTTCTTTATCCTTAAATACTTTTGGAAGACCTCTTGCACGGAACTGATTTAAAGCCTCATATCCTTTTTTTACATCATTACGAGCTGACTCTAAAAGATTAGTAGCTGCTTTAAGTTGTTTATCGGTTGTTGTTTTAGATGCCGTTCCTAAATCGTCCTTTAACGAACCAAACAATGCTTTAGCGATTGCTTGCTGGTCGTTCTTTGCTACATTTCGTAACATCCCTTCTTGACCAGCGGCTTCAGCGCCAAAAGACGATAAATTACCTTGCAACTTCTGAATAGTTGTTTCTTTTGGTAAATAGCCAACGCTATCAGGAGTACCTAATAATCGTGTCTTAAATCTTTGTAAATACGCAATGGATGCTTTAGAACTATCCGTGCCTGACGCAGCAAAACTTTCAATAAGTTCATCTATCTTATCTGTTGTTTTATTAACTGGGATTGTTCTCTCTCCGGCTAACTGTGTAGCTTTCTCAAACTTTGTTGATACGCCTTTTCCAAACATATTATCATACAGCCGAGCGATTTGTTCTTTATATGCGTTATATACAGGCTCTGCAATTTTTCCTTCTTTTGCTTCTGGTGTCATTCCAGACAGCACTTTCTTTGTTGCGCCTTTTTCTAGTTCAGTAAAGAATTCCGCAAACTTTGGATTATTGCGTAATTTATTAATAGTACCTGCCATCAAAGGGTCTTTACTATCTTGTCCAGAAATCATAAACTGGCGAAGACGGTTACTTTCTTCTGGTCCTAACTGCTCAAGCAATTTATTAAAACTTTTGGCATTTCTGTAGTTAGAAATACTACGAATTCCGCCATAGCCTAGCGCACCTAATGCAGTTACTAAAGAAGTAACAGGAGCGCCTTCAAAAATACGCTCGTCAATCGCTCCCGTAGTTGCACCGATAGCAGTAACTACAGGACCTCCAAACATAGATGTCGCTGCTCCTTGACCGCCTCCAAACGCTAAAGCAGTCTCCGGCGTTGTTACCTCAACTCCCGGAAGTACTCTTGGTGTTAATAGATAGTCTTTACGAGGAGTTAATGTACCCGGAACTTCTGGTAGTAATTTACTTAGTTTCTCTCCGCCTTGTGCAGCTAAATCAACCACGCTAGTAAATAACTTAGGTAGACCTGTAGCAGCGCCTAAAACAGCAGCCTCTACTTGTCCGCTTACGCCTTTGTTACCTAACTGAGCAACATATAACTGACGAGACAATTTATTAATTTCGTCTTGCGCTGCGTCGGCACGCTTTTTCAAAACAGCATCTGATGTTGAACCGATATTAGATAATTCGGTGCGTTTAGCTTGAATCTTTTTTGTTAAATCAGCAACTGCTTCTTCAGTGTTCTTATACCGTGCCATAGTTTATTTACCTGTAGGAACTTTAATTTTACCTGCTTTAATTGCTGCGTCAATTTCTTCGTTTGAAGCGTCATTCCAACCGGGACGGCTTTTCACTATTGCATAAATATTTGAAGGTGTTTTTGGCTGGGTTGGCTTTTGAGAAACAGGCTCGTTTCGTAAAGTTCCAATAAATACTTTATTAGCGTCAACCTGTCCTTCTTTGTATGCTTTTAAATCTTCTAAGGCTTGTTGGACAGAGTCGTTGCTACGCCAATCAGTTTCATCAAAAATCTGCTTCATGGCACGGTCTGCGTCACCTTCTGTCTGAGTGCCTTTTGCAGATAACAAAATGTTATTACGCTCATTCTCTAAAAATTTCTTGAGACTAACTTGCTCTCTAGTATTTGCATCCTGTGTACCACTTTGTTTCTGAGCCCATCCAGCGATATTTGCACCTAAAGTAAATGTAATTTTATTATTTTTAACTTTGTCGATGTAGCTATCAAGAGTTGTGTTACTCTTATTAAGAATACTGTTATTTCTTTCTGCTGTTGCAATTTCCTTCATTGTGCCAGCAGGAAGGTCTTTTTCTTTTGTTTTGTCTATCAGCACTAAATCTGCTGGGTCTTCTGACTCTTTGTAAGCAGCAAGCGAAGCCGGAGTATATTTACCAGACGCAATCAATGTAGATAAAGCAGTTTTGCTTGGTTCCCGCATAGCTCTTACAGTTTGAGCAGCTTTGAAGCCACGCTCACCTGCTGCTGCTTCAAGTCTATCTGCTTCACGAACAGCCATCATTGCTTCTTGCGGAGCAAACGGCTGCAATGCACGAGCAAAGTCACGAGCGCCTTGTGCGGTTGTTAAATCAAACTGAGTTGACAGTTGTTTAATCTGAGATATTTTCTCTAGCTCTGGGTCGCCACCAAGTAAGCCTTGTACTCCACGACCAATACCAGCACCGCCTTGGTAAATAGACATCTTAGCTTGCTCTAGTGGGTCAAGCTGTGCATAACGAAATGCATTAGATGCATCTGTAGCTTGACGCTGACGCATTAACTGCTCAGGGGATACCCCAAATAAACTACCTACGATTTCTGCCATGATTTTTCCTTATCCTGCTAACAATTCTGGACCTTGGTTGAACAAACCGCTAAACCAGCTAGAAGCACCGCCACCGGGACTAATGCTAGAGCCAGTACCACTCAGGAGCGCACCCATTGGACTATATCCTTGATATTTGCTGTAAGCTGTTGCAGCAGCTTGCTGTGGCTGTAAGTACAGTTGACCTGCTCTTGCACCTGCACCAGAATACTGATTTGCCAAGTCTTGAGACAATAGGAATGGTTGTTGACCTAGCTTTTCTGTTGTTCCTAACAAACCTAATTGAGTCTCTAATGGACCATAGCCAGCGGTGGTTAAACGAGGTACTTGACCTAAGATTTCTCCGCCTGTTCCGAACAAACCAGCAGCCTTAATAGCTCGGTCCATAGCAGCTTGGTCTGCTCTCGCAGCAATGTCTAAGTCTTGTTGTCCTATTTGATTAAAATAGGCTTGAGCTAATGGATTTGCTGGAGCAGTTCCTGTACCAGTCTGTACGCCTAAACCGCCTGTACCACGATTAAAGTTAGCAGTGCGTAACCGCCCAAAAGCTGCCTCACGGCTTGGTTCTAATAAACGCTGTTGGTCTGCGATGAACTTTGCAGACACTTGCTCTGGAGACTGCCCTAAATAGTCTTCAGCTCTACTGAACAGCCCTGTAGCTCCGCTTATTAAAGGCTGTGCAGCCATTCCTATCTGCGAAGGGTCGTACGCATTTAGCTGTCCAAAGAGACGTTGCTGAATTGCCTGTAGTTCAGGAGACAGAGTATAACTGCCTTGTCCTTCAGGAGTAAACTGTGACGAGCCAAAAGCTGTAGTCATCCCCATTGGTCTGAACAACGCCATACCTGACGCTTTATCAGCAGCAGCTCTAAGCGCCTCTGCCTGACCTTTAGCAGCGTCTGCAGCTTTACTGCCTGAGATTAAACCACCAGCCAAGCCAAGTACTGGACTCGCTATTGCTGCTATTGGATTTGCACTACCCATTATAGACTCCTACTGTATATGTGATACATCTGTTTATCCTGATTTATAAAATCTTGTTGAAATTCAAACCCGATTGATTTACCAAACTTAACCAATTTCTTTTCATCTTCGTGTGCTATCGCCACTAAAGGCACAGATACTAAATGTTGTAATAAATTTAAATCTTCTAAAAACTTTGCTTTAACTGACGGTGTCCACTTTCGTACATCAGTGTGAAACCATATTAAATCGTTGTGAAGCTCTAACAACATAGTGTAGTCTTCACGAATAACGACTGGTACTTTAAAACTCAAGATATGCTTTCTTCTTTTGCCGTTTGAACAGGCATCCATTTACCAACATAGCCCATTGCAGAGTTTATATATCTAACCTGCATTTCTATTGTTCCGTCTGCTTTTTGAAACATACGAAACTCAGGAACGCTATTAGGATAAATTCGACCTTGTGCGTATGTTGTCATTTTTACTGTGGCGTTGGTGTAGGCTCAAAATCAATTACAGGCGGTATTGGTGCAACATAAGGCGCAACTTCGCCAAACTCACCTGCTTTTGCACGATTATATAAATCAACGCCCCAAGGCTCAGGGTCATAAGAACAAGCACTAAACGGTAGTTCTTCTACAAACTCAACCCATTTAACAATAAGAAAAATTGAAGTGCCTTCTGCATTATTCCAAATTGGGTCTTTAGCGTATTGAAGTGTAAACATTATTTTTCCTTAATTAAGATACTCGGCAACCAACCACAAATGCGTACTCACCAGCAGCATTAATACCTGCTGCAGGACCCATCCATTTCCAAGTTCCGCTAATGCTTCCGTCACTATTAGGTCCTACACCATACTCGTTAGAAACAAGTGAACCAGCCTGTACCTGATTATTACTTGTGCCTACAGCATAATTTGAACCTGATGCATATGTAGATGTTTGATTTGGAATTGACTTTTGCCCAGTAATAAGAGCATAACTTCCAACCGTATTGTATGTAGGACAAGCAATAACTAAAGTACCAGTAGAAGTAATTGTTCCACCTGATAATCCGTTACCAGTAGCGACTGAGGTGACACCGCCTGACGGGGCTGCTGCTGAAACCCAAGTTGTTCCGTTGGATGTTAATAAGTTACCATTTGTTCCGGGAGCTACTGTTTGTAATGCGCTTGTTCCGTTACCTAGCAAGACATTGTTAGCCGCTAAAGTTGATGCACCTGTACCACCATCAGCCACAGCTAAGTCTGTAATTCCAGAAATAGAACCACCAGCGATTGTCGGTGTATTAATAGTAGGCGAAGTAAGTGTCTTATTTGTAAGAGTGGTTGTAGCAGTTCTTTCTGCAACCGTAGCTGCAGTAACAAAAGCTGTAGTCGCTACCTGAGTAGTGTTCGTACCTGCAGACGCTGTAGGAGCTTCTGGAATACCTGTAAAAGCAGGACTATTAATATCGGACTTAGACGCTACGGCAGAAGCAATAGCGTTAAATTCAGTATCAATCTCTGTGCCTTTGATAATCTTATTTGGATTACCAGTTGATAGTGTATCTTTTGTAGCAAAATTA